CTTTGGTCGCCATCGCGTCCCTCATTTCACAGCTTCGTTGAGGAGGTCGAGGCCGGCGCGGAGCAAGTCGTCGCGCTCCGACGGGTCGACCCCGACGTGTTCCATGTACGCCTCCAGCAGCTGGCGGTCACCGGCGGTCAGGTCGACCTCTAGGCGAGACGACTTCGGGAGCTTGTCGGCGCGCAATGGGCAAGCCCGGACACCGAGCGCGCCGAGCCCGCGCAGCACGCCCTCGATCGAGTCCCACGGCATCGGCAGCTCCTCGAACACGACGTCTACGAAGTTGCCGGTGACGTGCGCCTCGAGATGAAACCCGTTGTCAGCGATCTGGTCTTCGGTCAACTTCACGAACCGCGGCAAGTCCAGGTCGACGCGCTCGAACTCGCCCTCCTCCGTGTCGAGCACCAGGAAGCCCTTCGGCGAAGTCTCTCCTCGGACGAACTCCATCGGTGAACCGACGTACCACGCGTTCCCCAGCGTGCCGATCTCCTGGTGAGCGTGATAGTGTCCGCTGCACACCATAGTGAACTCGCGCGCGTAGACATCCGGATCGGCGTCCTCCTTGACGACGTACTCCAAGGACGTCCCGACCTTCGCGCCCTTGAACCCGTGGTGAAACAAGCCGACCGTGAATGGCTGAGACCCCAACCGATCACGCACACGCTTTCCCAAGGCGACGTCCGTGCGACGACGGAGCTCGTCCGCACCTGAGCAGTACGCGACCGCGGTCACCATGACCCCACCGTCGTCCGACGTGTCGTCGTCCAGCACCCAGTTCGCCCACCCATCTGCGCCCACCGTGTGGAGCAGCCCGGCGCTCTCCAGCGCCTGAAGAGCGTGGACCTTGCCGGCGCGGTCGGCGAGGTCATGGTTGCCGACGTTCGCGTAGAGCGCCAGGCCGCGGCTGTTCCACGTCGCCAGCTCCTCGACCACGAGGTTGTACGGAAGCGTGTAGATAATGCCCCTCTTGTGAAAGAGATCCCCTCCGAAAAGGACCGTGTCAACGCCGTGCTCTAAGCAGTAATCGCGGATCTGCTGCAAGACGCTGACGCAATGCCGCAACCGGCTCGGCACCCCACCGTCGTCACGAGAGTGCTCGCTCCACGTGTGAATGTGAGCGTCCGAAAAAATTGCTAGCTTCAAGGCTTCACCTGCGCGCGCTTCATCTCGACGAACGCCTTCGCGTCCGCGCCATCCACGAACGCCGCGATGGGGTCACCGTCCGGCAACGGATCGCGTTCCTGATCGAACACTTCCCAGTGCGGAATCTCGCGGAACGATCCAGAGTACGTCCGCTTCGCCGTGAAACGCTGCCTCTTCATGAATTGGTTTTCCGGCTCCGAATCAGACGCGCGAGACTGTTGACCAACCGCGCCGCGCCGCGAGCTTGTCCTGTCGTCACTGCCTTGCGAGCGGCGTCGATTAGATCCTTCTCCAACTGGTCGAGTAGGTGCACGTGGTCTTGGTTGTTACTCATGTCCTCTTGGTCCTCACGTGCCACAAGTCGTGAAGCATGCACTCGTTGATCACGACCTTCTCAGGCCACCAGTTCTCGCCGTGCTCGCGGTGATCCGCCGCGTCGCTCGGGTGCGGGCTGGGCACGAGGTCGAACGACGGCGTCGCCATGGAGCAACCGTCGAGCGTGACGAGGATGCTGTGGACCAAACCCTCCATCCGGTACATGACCTCTCCGCTCTTCTTGACAGACTCTGCGAACTCCGGCCGTCTCAGGTCGGTGGTCGCCCAGTGCTTAACCAAACCACGAAAGTAGTCGAGTAGCATGCTGCGCATCTCGTCAACCGTGTAAGCCCGTGGTTCGCTCATGTCCTCTTGACCTTCCAATATGCAGTCTATCACAGATACGGGTGACGTTGTCAACTACAAAGATCACTTCTTGAGCGTCAGCTTGCGCTCGCTCTTCGTGAACGGGTACTTCGTCTTGCGGAACAGCTCGTGGAACGTCTTGCCGATGCTGTCCGCCGAGACCAGCGTCGCGAACGTGTCCGGCTTGACGCCGGCGTACCGGTAGACGTCGGTCGGCGATGACTTGAACACGACCTCCAGCACGCCGCCGCTGATGGCGGCCGACGCGTGGCCGACCGTCGACCGCTCGTAACCGACCGCCTCGATGACGTCGCTGTCCGTGACTGTCAGGTGCCGCATGCTGTCTCTCCTCGTGGTGTGTGTCGCCAGATCCTGATGCTGTGGTCCCTGCACTCCGGGCACACGCTGGACCGTGCGTGCGCCGCGTTCGTCTCGCCGAACCACTCGCACGCCCGGCAGTACAAGACGAAGTCGTTTCGCCGCGGAGTCGACGCGTCGAGCTCAACTCTGAACTCAGGTCGTGGTTCGTGCTTGTCGTCCATGGAGCTCACTCGTCGTTCGCGCCGCCGTCGAGATCTGGTTCCCCGTGAACCACGGTGATCCCTTTCCCAGGAACGATGTCCGCGAACACTTCTCTGAATGGTGCGGCGACCTTGTTCTTCACCGTCCGGATCCGAGTGCGCCGCCAGATGACACGGTCGCCCTTCTTCTTCGTGTTCACGTTGACCATCTCCAGACGAACGCTCGCGTAGAACTTGAGCGCCTGCCCGCCGGTGGTCGTCTTCGGGTTCCCGAACCGGACGCCGATCTTGCAATTGTGTGTCACCAATCCACCGGCAATAAAGGCACGACCACCCGGCACGTCGAAGTCAACCATCGGCTGGCAGCCGACATCTTCGATTGAAGAAATCTTCACCCAACGATGCTTCGCCAGCTCATCCTTCAAACCACAAGTGTTGGCGACGATGATGTAATCACGCAAGGCTAGCGCATGGCCTCCGTGCAATACAGCAGCGATACGTTGTTTGACATCCGCGTCGACGTTTACCCACCCGCGAGCTGCCCGAGCTTGGCCAATGAACACTCCTGGGTTAGGAATCACGTCGGCCTTACCGCGTGCCGACGCGTCGGCGTGGGCGGCGGCTGCGATGACTGCGTCGCGCTTAGAGTTCTCGGAGAACCCGATCAACTCGACGTACATCCCTGCGTCACGCCCAGACACGTAGAGCTGGATCGTGCGGGTGTCGCTCAGCCTGGAGTTGATGCCGAAACCAAGCAAGGCGAGTTGAGTCTTCCTGGCCGCGTTGTAGTTCTCGAACGTCATGTTGAACCCATGATTAGTGACATGCGAATCGAACATGCCGCGCAGGAACGCGCGCCACTGTCTCCGACCAGTGATAACGGATGGGATCGTCTTGTTCTTCGCGCCGCGCTCGCAACCGATCGCATCGAGCAACTTGTACACCTGACTGCGAAGACCGACGCCGTGCTTGCCATACGTCCTATTGCCCCACCCGAGCGACTTCAGTTGCGACAGCAACGCCTCACGTCGCTCAACTGATACCTCCGTGAAGTTGATGCACTGTTCCGTGTCGATCAGAGAACCATCTGAGAACCACATGCCAAGGAACATGCAGAATGCTTCGGTCGCGGTGTCTGGTAATGGCTCGAACTTCTCGTGCCCAGACTTCTCCACGCTTGGCAGCTTGCCATCGTTGACTTCAGGGAGCTCGATGGTCCGAGACACCGCTACCCAGTCACCAACTCGCAAGTCGGCCGTCGGCTTCCACAACCACGCACCATCACCCATAATCCTCACTGGGTGACTGAGGCCCGCCGTCAAGCTACGACCATCTTCGCAGACAACCCTACGACCACGTCGCCAGGAACTGGCTCTGCCTCCGATGGCAGTCAACTGACCAAGGACACCAGCTACTCGGCGTGCCTCGACAGTGTCAGCCGCCTGCTCGATCCCTCGCTCGGTGACCACTAGCTCATGTGACGCAATGCAACGCGTCTGGTTGATGAACACGAGCAGCGTGCTGTGACGCGCCACGACCGTGGTCAGCTTGCGGAGCGCCCTTGACATCAAGCGGGCGTGCCCGCCCGGCTGCGAGTTGTCCTCGAAGTCGAGCTCCAGCTCGGCGAGCGGCGTGAGCGCTGCCACCGAGTCGACCACGATGCAACCGAACACGCCGCTGTCGGCCAGGCTGGTCACGAGGTCAAGCGCCTGCTCGCCGCCCCGGTCAGGCTGGTTGAACACCAGCGACGTCAGGTCGACCCCGAGCTTGCGCGCGTACGACACGTCGAGCGAGTGCTCGGCGTCGATGAAGGCACAGCGCTCACCAGCACGCTGGAACGCGGCGATGATGTGCAAGGTAAGTGTTGTCTTACCCATACCTTCATCACCATACACCTCGATGATGCGACCGCGCGGCCACCCGAGACCGGTCCCCGCGACCGTCCTGCACTCCGCGTCGGTCTCCCCTGTGATGAGGTCGTCGAGCCCTTGCCACCCCGTCTTGAGCGCGCTGATGCCCTCAGCCCGGGTGCCGTTCGCGATCGTGGTGAACACCTCCCCCTTGTACTTCTTGGTGAGCGTCGCGCGCAGGACGTCGAACTTCTTGTCGCCGACCGCGACGCGCTTGCGCGACTCCACGCTGTGGCGCGCGCGCAGCTCACCGATGTCGACCGCGCGCGTGCTCTGTTTCATCTTCGGCATGTCTGTCTCCCTGTCGTGTCGAGGCCAGGACTCGAACCTGGAAAGGATCGGCCCGACAACCCTTCTGCAGCGGTTGCCGGTGGTGTCCTTCGCTCAGCGCTGCAGGCGCCGGCTAGCGTCTACCAATTTCGCCACCTCGACGGTCTGTCCTCTAGTCGTCGTCCTGACGACCCTTCTTCATCTTGCTGGCGAGCTTCGACGTCTTTACCTTGACCGGCTTGTCGTCGTCCTCGTCTTCTTCTCCAACGTCGTCATCGTCTTCATCTTCGTCACTATCATCGTCGCGTGACTTGCTTTGCTTGACGCGCTTGCCACTCGAACTGTCGTCGCTGGACGAGTCGTCGTCCTTGTCCGGGTCGATCCCCTTCATGATGGCGACGACCTCTTCGACAGACATGACCTTTCCGGCCGCCCCGTCGAGGTCGTGAAGCGCTCCCTTGATCGCGTCCCACGCGCCGGAGATGTCGGTCGACTCGCTCGCCGGGTACACCTTGTACTCGACGTTACGACGGCTCTTCCCTCCCTTCTTCTCCTTCTTGATGTTCATCCACCTGCCCGACTCGGGGTCGGTGAAGTCCCCGATCTGAGTGTCGTCCCCGAGGTAGTAGTTCATCAGCTGACCCCAGACCTGCGGACCGTACGCCAGGATCTTCACCTCGAAGTCGCCCTCGTCGTCCTCTCTCAGGACGTTGCTGTAGTACTGGTGGCGCGGCGTGTACTTGTCCTTCGCGCGCTTCCACTCCTCGCGGCCCTCCTCGTCGCCCTTCTGGTACTCGCTGTTGATGCGGGCCTGCTCCCGCAAGAACTTCTTGCAGAGAGGGCACTTCGTCCCAGAAGTAGGGAGCCCGCGCTCGAGGTCGATGTGCGCCTCGTCGACGCACCGGAGAGCTCGCAGGTTCGGTCCGACGTTGAAGTGCGTCCAGCCTTCGACGTAAAACTTGCGCTCGCCCGGCCGCGGCAGGACGAAGCGCTGGTTCTTCCCGTCGCCGAGCTTGTCCCAGTCGTTCTTGCCGGCGCCGCCCTTCGCGCGCTCCTTGTGGCGCTTGAATGCCTCTCGCATCTCGTCCAGATCACCGTCGCCGCGCTTCTTGCTTGTCTTGTTGTGTTTCACTGTCGTTGCCCTTCATTCATGCGTTGTTCAAGACTTCGTCGAGCGACGAATCAGAATATAGGAACCGACACTATCTTCAATTCGGCGACGAACTTACCGTGCTTCTCCCAATGGGAGAAGCTGCTCACCACCATGCTGTAACACTTGACCGCCGCACCGTCGACGTAAACGTCGTACCTCTCCAACACCTTCCCGGTGTACCCGTTGCGGATGGCGTCGGCCGTGCAGTCTTCCAACGTAGGGCGACCATGACAGGTCGATCCGTCGTGGAAGTGCAGGTTGTTGCATGACCCATTCGAATCCGTTCGCATGATCAGTCTCCTCCGTCCTTGGTCACGCGTGGTCCTTGGCACCACGCTCGAACGCCGCGTTCTTCACGAGCCCTTGCAGGCTCCACCGTTTCTCTGAGATCGCGTCTACCGCGCTCT